CAGTGCCCATTAGGCCTTTGATCATTTTGACTGTGCTGGCAAGATGTAGTTGTAAACTGCAATGCCTGAATCCACTGTGATCTGTGCAGCACCGTCATCGCTGATACGCATGATCTTGTCTCCGGTCAAGCTCAAGATGCTGTGTACCTGTGCAGCAGGCCAGGCCCATGCACGTTTGAGTGTGCCTTTCACTCCAGGATGAAACACAAAGTTACCAGCGTGTGTGGAATGATCACCAAAGAACAATTTTAAATCGCCGTTTTCAATCTTCACAGTGAAGTTGGGTTCTTCTGCATTGGCAGTCATCTGCCACTTCAGTCGCTGGATAGCAGCATTGGTTGGTTCGAATTCCACATGCCAGGCGGCACCTTTGAACTTGGCAGTTTTGAGTTTGTCGTTCACAATGGTACTGGCCATAAAGCGATAGGTATTACGAAAGTCACCTGCTTTGTTTTCAAACTCAATGCCATCTGGTTCGCCATCTGCCTTCTTTGTGATAGTCAGCGTGGCGTCTTCACGATACTCCTGCAAGTTGATCAAGGTCTTGAGCTTGCCAAGATTGGGCATGCCAAAAGTACCAATAAACTCAGCCACTGGGTTTTTAAAATCCGCTTGTACAACCACGCTCAAGTCTTCAGCCAATCCACTCATGCTGGTGGCAGCGTCTGTGCCTACAACTTTGACCAAACTGATACAGCCTAGATCAAACGTGTGTTCTACTAAATCTAACAAATAATCTTTCATACTAATCTCCTTGTATTGTGTGTAGTATATAGGTTTTTTTACTGGCCTGCAACTATTTTGGCCAACGACTGGCCGCCTTTTATACTGGTCAAGTGACCAGGCTTTCGTAACTCTACCCAACTGGCATCCAGCAATCCGTTGTGTTCAAAGTTCACTACGTATCCTTGCTCACGTGCCAGACTGCATACTTGTGTTCCGGGTGTGTAACACATGTAGTTCTTTTCAGCAAATGATACACCGTGCCATCGGTCACAGTTGTTGTAAGTAAAAATCAATATGCCACCGGGTCGCAACAATTGAAACAGCTCGGCCAAGTAGTCATTGATAATTGATAATGGTTTGAAGTTAAAGTAATTGTAAGCAAAAATCACACCAAATTGGCCTTTGGGGAAATTTTTAAATATAGGGCGCTGGGCATAATCGTTTATGGTATATGTACGTAATCGTCGCTGGTACTCAGGAAGATACTGTTCCATTGATGGTCTAAGCAGTTCCATGTCATGATCCACCAGATACAACGGATCCAATGCTACCATATCATTGATATAATCTTCTGTGCTGGGCCTGATGATCATGCCAGGCAGTCGCCAATCTCCGCAATTTTTTAATCTGGCTCGCATTATGGTCTCGCTCTCGGTATCAATCAACAACTTGCGATCCAGTATACCAGCCACTGTATCTTGTGAAAATTCTTCCTGGTATACTCGCATGCTGTGATTGTACATGCTTTGATCTTGAGATTCAATCAGTTGCTGAAGCGACTTGGATAGGTTGGCAAAGGATTGTCTAAAAGATTCAACAGATTGCTGTATTGATCCAAAATCGTTCTCGAGATTCTTGATGTCAGATTCCATTCTAAGTTCGATATTACTGCTGGCATGATACAACAGATTTTCAAAATACCGCACAGCGTCGGTGCCTGTAGGATCAGGTTCAAGACTGTCTATCAAATTTTTAAATTGTACTACCTGGCTGAGATTCATTCGAACGAAAATAAACTAGTAAATGTGTTTTCTGTGTTGGTAGCACTGGCAAGATTCCAATTCAGCACACCCAACAAGTTGTCAATTTTTTGATCCACCACTGTGGCCTCCATGGCATCGTTGTCAAATGGCAAGTCTTTGAACCATTGCGGCAAGTGCATTTCATCTGTGGGATATCCAATTGATGTCCAGCCCAGTGCATTTGGCTTGAGCTTGCACACAATGGTCTTCATGCCATCCACAATCTGCATGCTGTAGTTGTCGCTGTTCATTCTGCGCAGATTGTTCCAGTTCATGGCTGCTCGCACATGCCCAGGCATGTTGGCTTTGCCCTGTCGTTCTTCTTCTTTGCCGTACTTGGTCAAGTTGTTCACACGCTTGGGCGATCCTTTTTCCCAACCTGGCCGCTCCATAAATTCATATTTGAATTTGCGTACACGTTCAATGATTGCGTCACGATCTGCTCCGGCCAGCACTTCAGTCAAGATGGTGCTGAGAAAGTCCTGAATAACCTTGGGAGTGTCTGAACGTTTGAGGTCCAGGCCAGTGGCTTTGATCTTGCCAGTTTTGCCATTCACATCCAGCCGTTTGCCTTCCAGGTCTATGATGTTCACCGCATAGCGTTTTTTTGTAATAAACAACGTGCGGTCTGCCACCATCTCTCTACCAGCTTTGATCAGGCCGCCCATGTCTCTTGGACAATGGAATGCCTGTTCCATAAACCCAGGAAAACTCTCATTCACTTGTTCAGCCACACTGTCATACAATGCAATAGCAGTTTCTTTGCTCCATTCCAGGCGACCTTCTGCAACTTCTTTTTCCAACACAGGCCAGGCACTGAAATAACAACTGTCAGTGTCGCCGTATATGATGGCTTTGCCCACATGATCATACTCACCGGTGATACATTCATTGATATGTGCATCCATGTGCTTGGCAATGCTTCTGCCTGTGAGCGTGGTACTTTGTCCAATGCGTTTGTCAAAGAATCTGCAATGCGGATTCAGAATAGCGCCGTACAAACTGTTCAAGTTGATCTTCTTGACCAACTGTCGCTTGTCCCAGAATGCAATTTCTTTGGCATCTTTTGCTTGTTTCTTCTTGGCCTGCATTTCTTGACGTTCACTGTACCAACGTTCCAGCAGGCCTGGAATGATACCTTTCTTTTCATATGTGAGAATGGTACCATTGGCAGTAAGTATCCACGGGCGATTGCTGTTGAAAATCATGTGCCAAACTTCTGCAGCACCATGCACAGTTTCTTCACCAGTTTCCCATTCAATGGTAATCTCAGTTCCAGGCTGTTGTTCCATCACTGCTGTGTATTCCAAGCTGGCAAACAAACCTTCCCATGCCGCTGCAAAACTGTCGCCCTTGGCCATGCGCTCTTTGATAATCCTATCAGTCATGTGTTGTTTCAGCTGGCCCACCACAGTTTCTGGGCCCATGTTCATGGCACGAATAGCAGTGGGATACAAACTGTTGATGTCCACTGACGCCACCCATTTGTGTATGCCTTTTTTGGGATATGCAACATACGCACCTGCTGCTTGAGTGTCTTCGTCTACCAGGCGTTGCTTACGGTTGGGCACAACCATACCGCGTTCGTGTGCTTCGTTGATGATGGCCTGTTCGGTCACTGCCACAGCACCCATTGTGGTCTGTAACAACACAGTATTGGCATGTGCCAGTTCGCTGGCCAGTTCTAAGAATCGCAACTTCTTGTCTAGTTTGTTGACCAGCATGGTATCTTGACGATTGTATTCAATGAACTTTTTAAAATGTTGATTGTACAACTGATCCAAGGTGCCTTCAAACTGTGTTTTGCGTTCACCCAGTTCATGCTCACCAATGGCATCCAAGCTGTAGCTGTGTCGTTCTTCATAGGTGTACTTGCGATACAGTTGCATATAGTCCATATGCACCCGGCCAATCAAATCATAAGTTTGATTCTCTGCGCCGTATCGTTCAAACATTCTAGGCTTGGGAAACTGTCCCCATAAACAAAACTTGCGTGTGTCATCTTTGCTGAGCACACGAGTACAACGATTAACAGTGTATGGTATGTCATAGCCTTCCGAATTCCATCCTGTGAGCACGTCTGCATCGTCAATCACATCCAAGAATGCTTTGATCATGTCAGCTTCGTTGTCAAACAACATGGTGTTTTCAAAATCAGCCACAAGTTCTTGTGCAGTAGCCCAACTCAATCCCAGTGGCGGCACTGCCAAGGTGATCAACTGATCCATCCAGTCCAGGTATACAGATATGGCTGTGATGGGATTGAACGGATCTTCCACTGGGGAGAATCCGCGATCTTTGTCAAATGCCACTTCAATGTCAAAAAATGCTGTGTGCAGTTCGGGGGCGTCTTGGTCTTTGTAGTTTTCTTCGAGGCATCTAAAGATTGGATTGATATCACTTTCGTAAAGATGCTTGCCTGACTGCACACGCACTTCCTTGCGGAATTCTTTGTTGTTTCTTGTGCTGAATCTACTTACAGGTGTTCCGTGTATGCTGCGGAACTTGCCGCGAGGATCGTCGTAGTAGAATATGTAATTGGCCGGATACTCTCGGTATTGTCTCTGACCGTTGCGGCGTTCAACCACATGTATGCGATCGTGCTCACGATCAAATAGCGCATCAATATAACTCATTGTTCTCCGTTTGTGGCCGGTGGGCTGTGATTCATGCTCGTGACGTGAGCGATTCGTTGCAAAGCAATATTTATAGCGTCTTGCCCACAGTTTCAAGAATTGTTTCTAACAGTTCGTGATCCTGTTTGGCTTTGCCAAATTCAGCTTTGTGTGCCAGTTTGATGGCTTTCTTCAACACCGCTGGTTTGATTTCTAATTCTTCAGCAATGGCCTTGATGGTATCGTTGAGTCCGCCCTGCAGGGTATCAATCTCGTGCATGACCTGCATGCCTTCGTTGATGATCTGGGTGAGTTTGATCTTTTGATCGCCGTTGAATGTTTTTTCGCTCATGTGAATCTCCAGTTAAAATGTTATTATACAGAGATAATTTAACAATGCAATCTCATTAGAGTAAATTGGGCATAAAAACATTGGTATCAATGTCATGAATTTTGGTTAGTGTGCATTGTTGATAGTTATCTAATGCAAATTGTTTACATCTATCTTGATTTTGGTATTCGTGTATTAAAAAATCTTGAGGCACCAGATCTAAATTCATTAGTTGTCCTATGACAAAACAAACCCAAAACATATTGTTAAAATTATGTTTAATTGTAACAGGATTCACACAGGTATTAATGTATTGATCTCGTCGCAGTAAAAAATCTTCTTCACTAATAATGTCGCAAGAGTTTTCACTTTGAAATTTATAAAGTTGTGTATAGAAATTTTTTGGGACGTTAATCAAATCGTCGTAATTAAAAAACACATGATCATTGATTTGATCAAATCTGCATACAAATTTTGCAGTGTTTACGCATTCTAAAAAATAAGTTTTATAATCAGTTTGATTAAAAATATCTAAATCATTATGAAAACATTTATATATAACATTAAGATAAAAATTAAAATAAAATTTGCCACTGTACAAATAATCAAATTTTGTTGGGTCAAGTTCGTGGGCTAGTTTGATAGAATATTTTTCTATTTGAGTACGATTATGTTTATGAAAATTTACAGGATTGTCTGGCAATAATTCACTACAGAGTAAATTTAATAACCAATTTCCGCCGGCCCCACCAGGATAACTGATATTGATCATTACGCTCGCTCCGGAAAATTAAACATACAATACTTATAAATCTCAAAATTGAGTGGATTATTAGTAATTGCTCACTTTAGAGAGTCACCGTAGCGAATGGCTCTTCTCCGGGCAGCAGCCGCCCCACACCTCGCAACGAATTGCGGTCCTAAGGAGTGTTCATCTAGCCA